GAGTCAAAAGATCAGATTACATAGAAAGATTAGAATATAATAAACAACAAGCACTTGAAGTTTTTCCACTATATTGTATTAACAATTACCTTGATAGTATGCACAGTTTTGGATTGTCGAGGGAAACAATACAAGGATGGAGCGAAACATTTAGTAGAGATTGAGAAAACTTTCTAGGTCAGGGTACATTTGTGCCATCATGGCTTCTTTGCTGTTAAAAAACTCAACCCAATTTTTTTCCATGTAGTAAGGCCACAACAGTTTCCTGTCTAATGCTAGTATGAGTCTTTTGTTTTTATTAGCTCGAGAATGTTTAATTTCAAATCTCCATGTTTCTAGTTTAAGGTCTTTTTTGAGAGCACGATAACCTGTTTTTGTTAAACGCAAACCACCACCATCTCTTATGTTGAACCACCAAGTTAACATTGCTTCTTCAAAGTTAGGCTGATTACCGTCGGGCAGTTGATTAATTAAAAGTTTTGTAAGTGCTTCTTTATGCCTTTGCATTGGGGTATATTGTTTCCCCTTCTTTTAATAAAACAACTGAAAATTTGTCAGTTTTAAACTGTGTGTTTAGTTTTCTGGCTAGATTAATTGCATGCCCGGGATTACTAAAACTTACTTTTTTGTATTTAGGTCCAGGTGTTTGAATGAGATAGTTTGATGTTTTTAAATTGATTGGCTCGCCATCAAAGAACACAGCCCATATGCCATCACTGGCAAGAACCTGTTCTGTTTTATATGTGCTCTTGTTTGTAAGTTCTACAAGAATTTTTGGCTTCGGTCTACTCATTTTAAATCTCCAGTTTATTTATCATAAACTGAGTAGTTAATTTAAAATGATCCTCCACCTAGTTCTACTGTTATAGATTGGTCTTGATTTTTTTCTTCACGAACTGCTTCTAGATCTAACAAAAGTTTTGTTATATCATTGTGAAGATTTTTTGCGTCAGCAAGCGGGCAGATAAAGTCCTTCTGCCCTTTTAGTTCACATTGCTGTACACGATCAATGAATTTGCGTATGTATAATCCGCTCATTACTTGAATTCAAAACCGTCTTTGGTTTTAACTGGCCCGATATAGTCATATCGTTGTAGTAAGATAAGTTTTGGACAAAACATCGTTTCTGTTTTGTTATTTACTGTTACACGATAATAACCAGCCGCATACCAACTTTTGCTTTTTTCTTCTTTGGTAAAAATAGGAAGTCTGTCTTTAACATTATAAACTGCATTACGTGGTTAGCTGTGATCATTTAATACTCCTTGGTATGTTTGATTTAGCCACTTGCCGTATTGACTTGCTTGTTCACTGATGCGATTCAAATCGTATTTACCGCAGAATTTCATGAATCTGACACCCACTTGACCAATATCTTTGTGACTAATTTGTTCTTTTATTGCTCCGTCTACTGCTGACTTTATTTCGTCAGGTTGTGCATCCAGATCAATGAGATGTCTATTTCTATTATAGTCATCCAGTACTCTGTGTTCTTCGCCGTTGTGATCAGTCCAACGTTGTAACATTAGGTTGTTCCAGTTATAACCTTTGGTATCACGATCAGCAAATGCTTCTAACAAACCAACCTTGTTCTTTGTGCCCTTTTTTCGCACACCAGGATAAGCAGGATCTGGAATTGCTTTTGGTTCTTTGGTCTTTTTGTCTAACACAGCATTTCCTTTGCTGTTAAAAATACCTTTGTTAGTGATAAGTTCGTCTGTGATGCCATTGAACTGTTGTACATTTTCTGCAATCAGTTGCACAAAGTCTGTGTCACTGCTTATAATTGTGTGGTCATCATCTGGATGTAGATGAATAAATCTTGCAATGATATCATCAGCTTCGGCATTCGGTTCACGAATTACACTACAATTGGTCTGCTCCAACAAATATTTAGTAAACCCGTCGAAGGTCTCCCAAAAAAGTTGTTCTTCTTCTTGTTCTTTTTCTGTAAGAGCAGCACGAGCAACAGCACGATTCTTTTTGTAAGGCTCGTAAAAGTCTTTGCGCCAGCTGCGTCCTTCTAATGCAAATACCACATGATCTGCGTTAAATTGATTGTAAACTTTGTTAATAGCACTCAGTGTAATGTGTAGTGCATACCCAACTTTTTCCCATGGGTCACTTGCACGAAATGCAACATGACGGGCACGAAAAAACATATTTGCAGTGTCGATAATTAGATATTTCATGTTTATAGTATATGATTATACCAATTTGTTGTCAAGTAGATAATGTAAAATATAATTTGCCCAATAACGATGTGCATCGGGCCCGTAGTGATAACTCACAGGACTTACTGGCTGAAATTTTTCATTGAGAATAGCATCATAGGTGCTGGCAGGATTATAAGGATCGATATAATTAGTTCCCCAATTTTGCGGATTTTTAATTTTGCCAAAGTCATTGTTGCCATTGAAGAACACATGCTTTATGTCTCGAGACTGTAGCCATAAATGAAAGTTCCAAATTTTTAAATGTGCTTCTTCTGTTTTTTGTTGCCAGTTAATGCCCGCAATATATTCTTTGTATTGTTGTTGATGGCTCTCTGGCACTATATCAATCCCGCTTGCATTCACTTGGTAGTACTCGTTGTCGATCAGCCATTCTTCTCTTTCCCAAGTACTCCATTGTATAATCATTAGTGTACGGTAAAGTTCTTTTTCATGAGACTCTATCCAATTTTTTGTGGTTCTTATAATTCTGTCATTTGAACTAGCACTTTCGGCATCACAGTGAAAAGTGTTTTTTAATCTGTCTGATAACAGTTTGCCCCAACTTACTGCTAGATTATCTGGATGAGGGCGACGATCTAAATGCCAATATTGACTATCATCAATGGCGAATGCATGATTATTAACTGCTTCAGCAGCAGCAGTGTGGCTATCACCGTTGACATAAAGTATCATGAATGTTCGGTTCTACCGTTTCCTAAATCTCTTTCGTTGGTATATCGACTCATATTCATTGCTTGATCTTGTTCATATGTTTCTAGCACAACATTGCGACAAACGTTCTGAAACCATTGATCGACTAGGTCAGCATCTTCTTTGCCTTGATATCCTGCTCTGCGTAGATTCGCAATAAATTTATCATTCCAGTCCAATTCAAACGCACCCTCGTTTAAATTTTCTGGATCGACATCCATACTAAGAACAGCAACGTAAGGCTCGCCATGTTCGGTAGCAATTTCTTTGTCTGTTTTTTTAACCCTAGGAACTTTATTGCCCTCGTGAGCACCTTTTTTAGTGGCTTTCTTTTTGCCAAACAATGCTTCAAACATTATAATCTTCCTTGTTTTGTTAGAATAGATTTTACTTTTTGTAATACTTGTTCATAGTTTTCTGGTTTAAGAGTTGTTTTAAAATCACTTTGAAAAAGTATATTTTGAATATCTTCGTAGTACATTTGTACATGATAAGATTCTTCGGTAATAAATTCCAATGCATCTAAATTTACAAGTTCTTTTTGGACACAATATTCAATAAACTCGTCATTGATGTCTACTGTGGGGATTTGCACAGTTGATGTGCTGTTCCATACATCAGTTTTCATGCTTATTATCCAACTTGTAATTTGTTTTGCAATGTCTTTACGGCACAATTTTATAACATAACTGTTGCTCCAGGCTTGCAAACATTCTGTTTTTTCTGGTTCAGTAATTGGTATGTGATCAGTAAACAATTTCCATACATAATTACTGTTATCTTTTTTATACTCAAAAAAATCAGAACATTTTGCTTTTACATCTTCATTCCAGTGATATGGCTCTCCGAAATACTGATAGTTTAATTCTTTTGCTAGATAGTCCCCCAACGCAGTTGACCCACTTCGGTAACTACCAAGGATCAGTATAGGCATATCACTGGGTATGTTTTCTAACATTAAAGATTGCCTTCTTCTCTCATCTTTGCACGAATTTTAGTAGCTGATATATTATGTATTGCTTCTCCTAAGTCGTGTTGAGTAAAAGTGTAGCCTACGCCGCGTCCGTAACTGATATCAACAATGTTGGGCACTTCCATGATAATGTATTTGTCACCGTACGCATATCCTGCGGCATACAATCCAACACGGATATTCTTTTTAACTTCATTTACATCAAATGGATTGTCATCTTGAGCAACGGTACGCCCGCCACCTGCATCTTCACCTATGATGCCGCCCACGTCTCGTA